CTACTCACAGGTGATGGGCTTGCCGCTACCCTGTATCACCTGCGCACCACCTGGGTGATCCTGCAGATAGTCGCCAAACAAGCCAAGCGCCCAGGCTTCCTCGTGCTCCATCAGCGCCCACATCCTGGCCGCCTCGGCAAGCTCGAGCATGTCGACCAGAGTGTCATCGTCGATGTCCCGGCGCCGGCGCGCGGCATAGGCCATTTCACTGAGCACAGCCGCTCGCCCATCAGGGTCAGTTACCAGGGCAGTATGGTCATTCAGTTCCGCCACCCAGGCCTGTGGTATTCCCGCCATCATTCTGCCCTGCACCACCAAGACTGTGCGTACAGAACGCCGTCGACTTCCTCAAGCCCGTTGATGTTGATGCCGAGCTGGGCCATCCCGTTGACCCTGGCGTCGTGCAGGCGCGGGATGATATCGGGCCCGGGCGTTGGGTTGAACACCCATGCCTGGGTCGATACCCGCCCCAGCGGTTCACTATGGTGGTCGCCTATGTGGACGTCGGCCCGGAGCGGCTGAACCTTCCTGAGGTGATCGGCAGGGATGGCCACGCCATTCATCCGGCGGCGAACGAGGAGGAAATACATGGTGCACCAAAACTGTACAAATATACAGTATCGTATAGACGACCCCGGCCGAGGGCAATTGCCGATCAGCGGATCAGTGAAGCGGCGGCAATTCCTTGCCGCGAGCCCTGGCCACAGCGCGAAGCTGGTAGTCGGATACCGCTTGGAACAATGATTCGGCGAGCAGGCGCAGACGCTCGATCTCTTCTGCCGGCGCACCGCTATCTTGAGCTTGGTGATACTCACGCATGGCGTCGATAGCCTGCTGAATCAGCGGCTCGCCGGCCTCGACAATTCCTATGAATGTAGGCTTATTCACCGCCCTGCTCCGACACGATAGACAGATTAGTATATCAAGCTACATTTATTAAACCTGACATACAACCGCCCCATCGGCCAGCCCACGGGCGTAGCTGCTGGGAAGAGATGACGTATATAAAGCTCCGGATAGTGGAGATGGAGATGAACATGGAATGGAATGATCGCACCGCTTGGAAATTGTATGATCGCCTTGGACAATAAGAGAATATACAAAACTAGTACTACCACTTGAAAGCCAACAGGAGAAATTATGCCGCCTCGCCTTTCCACTCAAGATCATGTGCTATTTGACGAGAGCATCGAGTCACTGCGACCTCAAGAGCCTATCACCGACCCCCTAGAAATTGGCCCTAGCACTTCCTTCTTGCTAACAGATTTCTTAATCAGTGAGCCATGGGAATTTCGGGATTTTCGAATAAACCCTTCAATCCGCAAAGAGCTGCCCTGCGGGAACGCAGCGTATATTAGTGAAATAAACAACCCACACTGGGTTGGAATATCCAACGCAAATCTATTCGGAATTGGCATAGCAGCTGTTATTACATTCGTAACTGGACGAGCCTGCAAATCAACTAGAGATAGCCACCTGTGCAATAGGCCGGTTTCACCGGATGCAGCCATTGAACTGGCTATGATGCACCCTATAAGGTATGCAGGATCTGGGGCAATCAGCCCCTTGATAAGCAGCACCAAACTCGCAGAGCATAGGTCATCGGTAGCGCGGCTTTTTGAAAAGCTGCATTCCATACCACACAGCGAGTACGTGATTATCATGCAAAGCATACGCCTTTGCCATCTATCACTGCTGAGCAAGAGAGACGACTACGGGCTCGCATACTTTCTAGCCGTTGCCGCGATCGAGGCAATAGCTCAAACCGCCATCCCTAACGCTGAGTTTGACAAAAGCAAAGAAAAAGAATGGAAAGAACACTTTAAGAACGATGAAATCGGAAAAGAATTACTAGCCGCATACAGAGCACTACGCAACGAAGCTCAAAAAACAGGAAAAACCAAAAGTCGCTTCATAAAGTTTATATCAACATACGCACCGCCGTCCACTTGGCGCTCAATAACACAAAGCAATATGTTTACAGAGACGCCCGTAGCGCCAAGCGAAGACCTGCGAACTGAAGAAACGCTCACCGAAGCAGCTCTATTAGATCTTATATCTCAAACCTACAACCTTAGATCTCGCTTTGCCCACGCTGGAGCACAACCTCCAAATTCCTCCCCAAATTCCCCGGGAATTCCACTGGAAACAAAACGGGAGTATCAATTCATTGAAGTAGAACACAGAATAGGAGATGAAGCCTTCACTCATGAAGTACCCGTACTTTCTGAGACCGTGCTACCAACGCATGAACTGTTGATAGGAATTGCTCGGCATGCAATATCCGAATGGGTATACTCGCTTACAAATGAAACGGCCTGATAAAATCATCGCTTAGACAACTTCAGGTAGATTTTTTCGCAAGATTTGCCCGCTATTCGACTCCGCTCAAGCGCTGCCGCGAGGTCTCCCGCCATTCGGTCAGCTTCCTCAAGCAATCCCCCGAGCACCACGACGGCAGAGGTTCCTGCCTGGCGCTGCTGGGCAGCAATGGTGTCGCAGGTGGCTCGGTGGCCGGCGCGCAGTCGGGCGATTTCCCCGCGCAGCCCGCCAGCAGCAGACTCAGCAGCAGCGGCGCGGCCTTGGGCCAGCTCCAATTTCTTTCGTGCATCCTCACCCTCCTCGTCCGCCACGGCTTGGCGGCGCTGCTCTTCTGTTCTGGCCTGGGCGGCGGCGCGCCGGTCCCGCTCGGACACCTCCAAGCGGTAGCCGGCCAGCACCTTGTCGGACTTGGCAGTCTCCGCCCTGGCATCAGCCGCCGCGCCATCGGCAATCACGACCCGGTACTGCTGGCCGCCGGCGACCAGTACCAAGACAATGAGCCACCAACACCAGGCCGGCACCGCGCCGAGCCAGTTCACGCCAGCACCCCGCCGAGCTTCTCCCACTGGGCCAGTAGCTTGTCTAGGCGGTGCGGATTTTGCCCGTAGGTGTTACCCGGGAAGCTGGCCCAGATGTTCGAGCACTTGGCGATGGCCTGTTGAATGCGGCCGGCCTTGATGTCGTCAAGCGCCCGTCGCTCCCGGATCTGCTGTAGGGCAATGCGGTCCTGGTTCTCCGGCGTGAACCCGCCAGCCAGTCGCAGGCTTGTCCGGTAAGCATCCCAGTAACGCCCAAGCAATTGGTACCGGCCGGCAGCTGTGCTGGTGACCGGCTTGCCGTTGACTGGGAAGGTCAGCCTGCGCCGCGGGTGGTCAGCATAGCCTTGGAACAGGCCACCGCCGTACAGCACGTTGTAACCATCATCGCTGGCCTTGATTGTTGACGTTCCTTCTGAGAAGGCGATCAGGTCCAGAAACCGGAGCACGTTCGCGCCTCCGGCCTGGGTTTCGGTGAGTCTGGCCATGTTTTCTCCAGGCACAAAAAAGCCCGCAATTGCGGGCAAAAAGGTATTATCCGCCGCTTAATAAGCGGACTCATGAAAGGGAATTCCAAAATGCAAGGCAAACACCTAGCCTATCGCCCCGACATAGACGGGTTGCGGGCTTTGGCCGTTCTGGCGGTTACTGTTTTTCACTTCAACAAACAGTGGCTTCCGGGCGGGTTCGTTGGGGTTGACATCTTCTTTGTGATCTCTGGCTACCTCATCACCGGGATAATCTACGGGCAAGGCAACAATTTCTCGTTCTCCGACTTCTACGGTCGTAGAGTGCGTCGCATTTTGCCAGCGGCAGCATTCGTAACTGTAGTCACACTAATCGCAGGGTCATTCTTGCTGCTCCCTGCGGACGTCAAGTCCCTCTCTGAATCAGCTATTGGCGCAACTCTTTCTGCAGCAAACGTGTACTTCTGGCTATTCCTTGATACCAATTACTTTGCTGCATCGTCCGACACTGTTCCATTGCTGCATATGTGGTCGCTCGGTGTCGAAGAGCAATTCTACCTGGTATGGCCGGCACTGATGATCATCGCCATGAAGATAGGCGGAAAGCGACTGCTTGCCGCCACCGGCGTAGTACTAGCGATTGCGTCGTTTGCAATTAGCGAATACTCCCTATCTCGCGACCCGTCCTTTGCCTACTACATGCTGCCATCCAGGGCCGGCGAGTTGCTTGTCGGCGCCCTGCTTTTCCTTTGGATGGACTCCCGTCGTGTTTCAGCATCCGTCGCGAGTATCGCTGGAGTGGCTGGACTAGCGATGGTTGCCGGCTCTGTGGCGCTGCTGGACGAGAACAACGGCTTCCCTGGCTTACGGTCGATTATTCCTTCAGTAGGTGCGGCGTTGCTGATTCTCGCCGGCACCAACCAATCAAGTCCACTTTCTAAAATTTTCGGCAGCTCGGTTGCCCGATACATCGGACTGCGCTCCTTCTCGCTCTACCTATGGCACTGGCCAGTTCTTGCCTTCTATCGCTACGCCTACGGGGAACCAACCTTGGCTGGCGGACTGGCTTGCCTAGGCCTGATGGTGGTCTTCACCCTGATCACGTACCACCTGATTGAAACGCCGTTCCGGCCAAAAAGCCCTATGTGGCTTCTCACCAAGGCAGGCCCAATCGTCGCGACGAGTGCTGGAATCATTGTGGTCGGATATATTCTAGCCAACAACAAAGGATACTGGCCGACTACCTCTGGCAATGAGTACAGGGTCCTCATATCTAAGCATGATTACAACACCAAGCCTGCCAGCCGTTTTCCGTTCAACTGCCAGGTGATGAAATACGACCCAGCTCAATGGACACTTGATCGCTGCGTCAACGGAGATAGGTCAGCTCCGCCTGAAACCTTGATTTGGGGTGATTCGAATGCGGCCCATTATGTAGGATATTTGAAAGCGATCGGTGAGTCTCAACACTTCTCGTTCCGAAACATATCTCATTCATCTTGCCCCCCGGTTCTGGACGCATCCGGACTGATTAGTCAAGACAGAATGCAATCTTGCACCGATTTCAATAAGCGCGCATTCGCAGAATCAAAGAACTATAAAACAGTTATTCTCGGCGGATATTGGGATACTTATGCAAAAATGGGCGGAAAAGAAAAAATCTCACAAGCTATCGCACAGCTTGCCGGAAACGGAAACCAAGTGATAATCGCTTTGAACGTCCCCATATTTGTCGGGCTGGACAGAATGTGCACAGCTAAGGCTATTCGCATTCCAGGTATGGACTGCCCCGCCACGGCTGTAACAGCAGATATCGGGGATAGCGACGTCAATAACTATCTGAAAGAAATAGCAAGCCAATATCCTAACGTAACCACTTTCGATATTCGCTCGCATATTTGCAAAAATGGCACATGCTCCGCTTATGATCAAGAAACTCTGCTGTATTATGACCCTTGGCATCTCAGCATGGTCGGGTCTGAGATCGTCGGTCGATCTGCTTTAAAAGCGGGGCTGGTTCCTCAGGCGATTTCTGCCTTGGCACAATCCGCTAACTCCATGGGGCAAGTCGGCGCGGAAGGACTGTAACGCCAAAAGTCTCGAACGGTGATTTTTGATCCCTGCCGCCTCAAACAAGGGCCCGCACCATGCGGGCTCTTCTACTTGGATCACTGCACCTCAGCGTTCCCGAACGCATACCCCGTGGACGAAACGTCTAACCCTCTTGGCCCGACTACAGCGCCAGCCACCGTCCTACCTGCGACCGAGGGAACAGGATTCGCCTGCCCTGCACCGGCGGCATTCAATGCCCACACCAGCCAAGGCTTCCCGCCCTTGGTGTACTGAAATCCGCAGTTCACATCACCGACCGCAATGTCGTTCGGTGCCCAGGCGTAGCCACCTCGCCACCGGTACCCTTGCCCAGCAAGAAAAGCAGTGTGAACGCCGGATATCACGGCTTGATAGAACTTCCAACTGCCGGTGTTCTTCCGTGCAAATGGAAGAGTCGGACTGACATAGCGACCGTCTCCCGCTTCGTAATTCCGGTCTAGCCAGCTTGCGCAGAACCCATTGGTCGCGTGCCTGCACACTAGTGCGAAGACATCCGGTGCATCCGCCTTGCTTTGGGCTGACACTGCTGCTGGATCAGTGGCGAGCAGAGGGCCTCGATTGTCACCGATGTAGTGAACCCAATCCGGATAGGCTCCGTAGACACCCATCTGGGGCCCGTTGTCGATTCGGATTTTGATGTCCTCCAGCGCCCGAACTTCACATAGCGCCTCAACTGCGCCAGGCCGCACATGCAGGGTGAAATACTGACGGACGACATAGCGGCTAAGCGTGACAGTATTGAATCCGAAAATCTCTACCTGCCAACTGAAGGTAGCGACGTCAGCCGGGCCTGAGTACGCCTGTCCTGCCCCCATTTCCTGGCCATTGATGGAAGCCTTGAAGTTGATCATCCGAGCGGTTGGCAAGCCCGGGGTAACGCCTTCGCTAGGATGACCTCCGCCGGTGTATGCAACCTCTGCACCGTCTCCGTTGTTGAGCGCCTCGACCACCAGTGGCGGCAACCAATCGGTTCCGCCGCCAAGCAGAGGCGTCCAGGCTGCCGATGAGATATTCGTACCCGACACGCCTTGATGCGGCCATTCAGCTGCTGCGCGTGATGATTCGCCGCGCCGCTGACGAGCAGCAGGCCATGGCCCAAATCGAAAGTGCCGTAGCTGAGCTGATCAGCGAGGAGCGACATGATTTGGATATGGAAATGGCAACCGAGCGCCGGCGCCGTGGAGAAGAGCCATGAGCGGTTGGATCAAGTGCAGCGACAGGCTGCCGGAGCTTGATACCCCAGTATGGCTGCGCATGACCGACGACATCATGATCGTCGGTGAGCGCTCATCAAGCACAGACGGCTGGATGTGGGCAGCCTGCTACGGCTTCTATTTCAACGCCAGCGGCGAGTGGGATGCCGTCGAAAGCGATGCCAGCGACGAGCATGATCCAACCCACTGGATGCCCCTCCCTACCCCACCCACCGAGTAACCCACCACCTGGAGGCGATCATGGCCGTCACAGTCGAGACTGCTGCCGTCTTCCGTGGCGGCGGTCGTCGCTGGTTCACATTGCGCGCCGCCTGCGCTGCTGAGGCGAGGGCAATGCTCAAGAAGCACTGCGATTGCGATTACTGCGAAGACGACGTCGGGCGCTATGAGCTGCCATGCCGGCTTCACCACCCTGACCTATACCCGCGAATCATGAAGCGCCTGACGAAAGGCCTCATGCGGCGCTATCGAACATCCCAACCGTAACTGGAGGCGACCATGGGCGCACTTCGAGCAGCACAGTTTGAGTACGACAACCGGATGCCGCCGGCGGTGAGCGAAGTAGCTGACGCCGAATCCACCTGGATCGACGACGGCATCGCTGAGCTGATGGCGCGCCGCGACGTAGTGTTTCAGCGTCGGATGCGCCCGAAGCAGGGCGTCACCTATGAGCGCTTCGCCCAGGCGGTGGATGAGTTCGTTATGGGCCAATTGGGCCTGAACGGCATCAGCAACTCTGTATTGGGTCGCCTGGTCCTGGCGGCGCGCTGCAAAGTGACCAGCGATGCAGCAGCGGCAGCCGACGAGATCGATGAGTTCCTCGCTGTGGTGCCAGACCTCAAGACCGTCAAGGGCCGCAAAGAAATCGCTTCCATGGCCTATGAGGTTGCCCGCACCAAAACAGCGATCGAAAACAAGGGAAAGGAACTCTCTGCGGAACAGAAGAAGGTTCCGGCGCGCATCGACGCCGAGCGCAAGCGGGTTTGGGACATCCTTGAATCCTGGCAGAAGGAGGTTCGAAAGCCTCTGGACGACTGGCAGGCGGCAGAGGATGCGCGAATCGACCGCCACAACGACGCAATCAACCGTATGAAGGACCTGGCCGCCGAGCTGGGCACCTTGGATGCCGAGCAGCTGCAGGCGCGCCTCAGCGAGCTCTCCGCGTTCCAGTTGGGCGAAGAGTGGGAGGAATTCGAGGCTGAGGCAGCTCGGACCAAAGAGGCTTCTCTGAATGCAGTGCAGGCCGCCCTGGTCGCCCGCCGGAAGTACGACGCCGAGCAAGCCGAGCTGGCCCGCCTGCGCCGCGAAGCAGACGAGCGCGCCGAGCAAGACCGCATCCGGCTGGCACAGGAGGCCGCAGTCGAGGCGGAGCGTCAGCGTGTGGCCCAAGAGCAGCAGGCAGCGCGTGAAGCCGCAGCCCGCCGCGAGCAGGAACTGCTTGACCAGGCTGCCGCACAAGAGCGCGAAGCCGAGAACCAGCGCCTGCAACTCAAGCTGCAAGCCGAACAAGCCGAGCGCGCCCGGATTCAGGCCGAGGCCGACCGCGTTGCGGCCGAGCAGCGAATGGAGCAGGAGCGCCAGGACGCCGCTCGACGGCAAGAGGAGGCAGCCGAGCAGGCGCGCCAGGAAGAACGTCGCCGCGCCGATGCAGCAGCAGCCGAAATCCTCCGGCAGCAAGAGGCCCGCGAGCGCGACAAGGCGCACCGGGCCAGCATCAACCGCTCCGCATTGGAGGCCTTCGTTGCCGGCGGCATGACCGAGGAATGCGCCAAGCAGGCAATCACCCTGATTGCCCAGCGCAAGATCCCCAACATCGCCATTTCCTACTGAGGTACGCCATGAGCGCCACAGCTATCGCCGAGCACCGCGAGTCTCGGCAAATCGCCGCAGCTGCGGCCACCCCCGAAGCCACCGCCATGCTGACCATGGTGCAGCGGGCTGCGACCGATCCGTCGTTCGACGCTGAGAAGATGCAGACCATGATGGCGATGTACGAGCGGTACACTGATCGCTCTGCCTCCGCCGCATTCAACGCCGCGATGGTGCGCGCTCAGGCCGAGATCGGACCGGTGTTCCGCGACAAGTACAACAGCCAGACCAACAGCTCTTATGCTGCGCTTGAGTCGATCGACAAGAAGATCGCCCCAACCTACACGCTGCACGGTTTTTCCCTCTCGTTCGGTACCGATGACAGCCCGCTGGCCGGGCACATCCGCACCGTCTGCGACTGCATGCACGAGGCCGGGCACACAAAGCGCTACCACGTCGACCTGCCAATCGACTCGACCGGCATCAAGGGCAGCGTCAACAAGACCGGCGTGCACGCCAATGGCTCTACCTACAGCTATGCCCGGCGCTACCTGACGATGATGATCTTCAACGTCGTGCTGACGAACGAAGACAACGACGGGAACGGCGGCAGTGAGCAAACCCAAAGCCTCGGGGAGCTTATGAATGAGTGGATCCCGAAGGCCTACGCCGCTGACTCCAAAGACTCGCTCACGGCGGTCTGGCAGGCGGGCGTCAAGTTCGCCCAGGACCTAAAGGCCACTGATAAGAAAACGGCCGACGAGCTCTACGAGGCCTTGAAGGTAGCGGTTAGCGCTCGCGGCTCGCAGCTCAGCGCAGCCCCACAAGCAGGAGCAAGCCAATGATCATCGTCAATTGCACTCAGGGCTCGCCAGAGTGGCTGCAGGCCCGCGCCGGTGTGATCACCGCCAGCATGTTCAGCACCGCCCGCTCCAAAGTGAACGGGCTCACCTCACAGCAACGCACATACGTCGACGCCATCCTGGCCGGACACAGCGAAGCCAAGGCGCGTGATCTGGCCGGCTACAAGGCTCCGCCAAAGGCCGAAGTGGTTCAGCGGGCCATAGAAGGAGAGAAGGTAGGCGAGCCCTCTAATGCCGCCCTCACCTACGCCTTCGAGTTGGCGGTCGAGCGTATTGGTGGCGCCCCGCTCGATGGCGGGTTCGAGACCTGGCAGATGCGCCGCGGCCATGAACTGGAGCCGGAGGCCCGGATGGAGCACGAAATCCAGACGGGCCTGATCGTCACGCAGGTCGGCTTGGTCAAAACAGACGACGGCTCGTTCGGCGCCAGCGCGGACGGCTTTATCGGCGAAGACGGCGGCAGCGAGTACAAGTGCTTTCTGGCGCCGGACAAGCTACGCGCCTTCCACATCGACAATGACGCCAGTGATGTCATCGACCAGGTGCAGGGCTGCATGTGGATCACTGGCCGGAAATGGTGGCACATCGGGATGTACTGCCCCCTGCTCAAGCCAGTTGGCCGCCAGCTCTGGTGGCGTGAGTTCAAGCGCGATGACGACTACATCGAACAGCTCGAGCAGGACCTTTGGGAATTTAAGCTGTTGGTCGACGGCTTCGAGCAACAGCTGAGGAGCAAAGCAGCATGAGAGGCGTCAACAAAGTCATCCTGGTCGGCACCTGCGGCCAGGATCCCGAGGTCCGCTACCTGCCCAACGGCAACGCGGTCACGAATCTAAGCCTGGCCACCAGCGAATCGTGGAACGACAGGCAGACCGGCCAGAGGGTCGAGAAGACCGAATGGCACCGCGTGGTGCTGTTCGGCAAGGTCGCTGAGATTGCCGGCGAGTACCTGCGCAAGGGCTCCCAGTGTTACATCGAGGGCAAGCTGAAAACCCGCGAATGGGAGAAAGACGGGATCAAACGCTACGCCACAGAGGTGCACGTCGACATCAACGGCACCCTGCAGTTGCTCGGGGGGCGGCCTGACAACCAAGGCGGCGGCCAGCAGCAACAGCAACAACGCCAGCATCAGCAGCAACGACAGCAGCCGCAGCGCCAGCAGTACCAACAGCAGCGCAAGGCGCCGCAGCAACAGAACCAGCAAGCAGGGTATGGGCCGGACCCCGAAAGCTTCGACGACGACATCCCGTTCGCCCCGCTCCACCACCTGGCGGGCGCATGATCGCCACGATGTCGCAGCCTGTGCCCGCCGTGAAGTCTGCGGCGGCCATGGCCAGGTCCACTGGTCAGCCTTGGGGCGTATACCGAGGAAACAAGCGTCTACTGGTGGTTATGCCGTCTGGCTCGACGAAGAAAACGCCCATTGAGGTGTGCCACCCATGAGACGCATCCAGAAGCTCACGCAGCAGCGTCGCCGCCAGCTGCACATACACATGCCGCCCAGCGGAATCATGGAGGTGCCGTATGGCGATGTCACCCAAGGAGCGCGACGAGAAACGCCGCGCCAAAGCCGCACGGCTGCAGGAAGAAGACCTGCGCATGAAAGCCCGCCCGGGCACCCGCCAGGCTCTGGCCGAAATCATGGAATGGGCCCAGGTCGAGGAAAACGGCGAGGCCATGACCCTGCTGATCCACCGCATCCATGAATTAGGGCCTGAAGCGGCCCGCCATTTCCTCAGTGCGCCGCGCCACGAAATTGTTGTTTCGGATTTTGTGGCGCGACGACTCGACCAGTTCCGCATTGGCCGCGAGCTGCGCGCGCCGGATTTGATGCTGGGCGACGACCCCGACGATACCGGTATCTACTTGCCGGAGATGGCCCTGATCAGCCCTGGTACTTCCGATCAAACCAATCGGTAGCGTACAAAAGCGCTCTCATCTCTGCATCTTCCCTGCTTTCGAATGGCCCGTTGATCGTCCCAAGTATCTCGTCATCCGAGTTCACATTTGCCACGACTTCAACTGCTTTCGGCGTCCAGTGCTGGTCAATGTCGCCCACTATGCGAGCCTCAACCTCAACGCCCTTACCGCGCCCTATCTCGATAACCATTCTGGTAGGCCACGGCTTGTCTTTCACCAAAGTCATTATCACTCCTTGACCCGGCCCCATGCCGGTCACCCGTAATACCCCATCCCAAACCAAATTGCCACCATGCCGCATCCGGCCACGGAGGGCGGCGCATGCATGGAGAAAGCCATGAGCAACTTCAACTGTTCCTACGTTCGCGAGCACTACGGCGTGCCAGCAGAGATCGGACGCCGCGTGATCGCCAATGGCGAGCCTGGCGTGATCACGGCAGATCGCGGGCACTACATCGGCGTCATCCTCGACAGCTGCCCGAAGAAACGCATCCGCAACTGTCACCCCACCTGGGAGATGCAGTACGGCGAGATGGCCGAGAAGCTTCCGCTGAAGCGCTACCAGGTTCTGGTCAGTGGCTGGGATTGGTGGGACATCACCAATCGCACCATCGTCGATGTGTTCGCCAGTACGCCCTCGCAGGCCAAGTACAAGGCCTACGAGCGCTGCGAGTACCACGACGTCGAGTGCATATTCGGCTTTAGGGTTCGCCGGGCCTGAGCTTCCGGCGCTGCCGGGCGGTGTTGATTTTATTTTTCCCCGGTCTTATATTTAAAAGTTGTCCAATAACTCAACAGCTCTAGATTCTTTCCATAAACTTGAAAATCCAACAATGCGACATGCCTTGGATCCAACAACATCATAGGATCTAAATTATTAAATATAGCAAACTCCTTCGCATATTTCCTAAAGTTATAACCCTGTTCACTCAAGCAGTTATAAAAAAGAATCACCAACTCAAAATCCGATAAAAATGAGCGTGCTATAGTGCCAAATTTTGTTTTATCAGCATGATCACAATCGGAAACGTAGCGAAATACCGAATAGAGGCTTCTATAATACAAACTCAAATCGCCTCGATGCCTCTTCCAAAGCTCAGCATACGCCCCATCAATCCGGAGCTCGCCGGAAGAGTCCACGTAACTTTGACGGAGATAATTGCACCAAGATTTAAAGCAATCCCTACCCGTTCTAGAGACTACCCCGTCTTTTTTCAAATCGAATTCCGATACTACGCTGTGCTGCAATGCAAGCATATTGTAGAACTGTGATTCAAACTGTTGTCGAGCTACCTGCCCTCTGGTTTCTGCCAAATCTTTGCGCTGAAAAAGCAAACTAATAAGAACACCTGAAAACGCCAACCCAGAGAAAAGCGTATTTAACGTACCAAAACTATCACCAAACTCGCCATCTCTAAGTCTACCGGGAACATCAGCAAATGGAACATTCCAAAGCATGGTTACGAAAAAGGCAGCATAGACGGTCATAACAAGCAACAAAAGAGACGAGACTTTCCAATAGCTACCAATATTAAATTTAAGACCTCGTACTACGCGAACGACAACCCAGCCAATGCCGAGCAACACCAAAACAAAGGCCACATACGAATACCAAGGCATGTCGGAAAAAGATGGGCCAGCCATTTGGAGTTTGTCTTCGGCGCGGGAAACGCCCATCAAACTGATATACCCGAGCTCTTTAGTGCTCAGCTCAAACCATTCCATACCAAAACTCCAGTACTACGGACCTGCCGTCTTCTACCGAACCAAATTAGCTCAAGGTTTGGATTCACAACTATCCGATAGGATTCTGTTCAATGTCGAGCGCGAAGCATACCCAAATTGCCATCACATACGGTAGCGTCTGCAGCGGCATTGAAGCTGCCACCGTGGCCTGGCACCCGCTGGGCTGGCGTGCCTCCTGGTACGCCGAGATCGAACCATTCCCCAGCGCGGTGCTGGCCCATCACTACCCGGCCACGCCGAACCATGGCGACATGACCCGCCTGGCTGCCATGGTGCTTTCCGGCAAGATCCCGGCGCCCGAAGTTCTGGTCGGCGGCACGCCCTGCCAAGCCTTCAGCGTGGCCGGCATGCGCGAAGGCCTAGCCGATCCCCGCGGCGCCCTCACCATCAAATACGTGGAGCTGCTCGATGCAATTGACCATGTTCGAACAAGGCGTGGTGAGCCCGAGGCCACCTGTCTCTGGGAAAACGTCCCAGGCGTCCTATCAGACAAAGGCAACGCGTTTGGCTGCTTCCTCGGCGCCCTGGTGGGCGAATCCGAAGAACTCCAACCGCCAGGGGGCAAATGGAAGGACGCTGGTTGTGTGTATGGACCCACGCGAACAGTCGCATGGCGGGTTCTGGATGCCCAATATTTCGGCCTGGCCCAACGACGCCGCCGTGTGTTCGTTGTCGCAGGTGCTCGAGCAGGGTTCGATCCCCTCGAAGTACTTTTTGAGCGAGAAGGCCCTCGCCGGGATAGCCCGCCGGGACGGCCGGAGAAGTTCGCACTTCATCCTACTCTCACGGCTCAAGGGGGAGGCGCTCTCGATGACCGAGAGGCATATGTACTGGAGTCCGGAGGCGTACGCAGAACCACACCAGTCGAATGGGAGCGATGCCAAGGATTTCCGGACAATTACACCGCAATACCTTGGAACGGTAATAGCGCGCTAGACTGCCCAGCCGCCCACAGATACAAAGCTTTGGGCAACAGTAAACCAGTTGCAATTGTGCGATGGATAGGCGATAGACTGATCAAGTCCTTGACGTCAGTACCTCCATGATCATTGCCTTTATCTCATCATAATTTTGCAGACCTCCACGCATATAGGAATGTACTGCTGAATGGCAATTCGAGCATAACAGGGCGAGGTCTTCCAGCGTCACTGCTGCCTCTGACGCTAGATTTGACACTGGAATCTTATGATGAGCCTCGATGTACGGGATGCCATATTTTTCCTGATAATCTTCTTGGCATATTTCGCACAAGCACGAGCCATTTGCCTTCAGCAGTTTCACCACTTGAGCATTGCGTTCAGACACCAAGTGAGTAACAAATTTCTTCCCACCTTCCAGAAAGCTTTGGGTAGGTTTATCGATAAAATCCGACGCCGGGGCGCGACGACCAAGCACCACATACTCGTCCGCACATTCACTTACTCCAAAAACTCCTTCAAATATCCAATTAGTTTTCTGCTCACTATACAATAGTACTGGATAGCCAAAATCTGGCTGATTGAGCAAAGCACGATTCGCTTTTTCTGCCAAGGATATAACACCCTTGCGCGCTTTCAACGAGTAGCGATATAGCTCCCTCCCTGCACCGATCCATCCGTCATGCTTATAACTACCAGAACGAACCTTGACCAAGACGCCACCAAGCGCAGGAATTTCACCTACCCAGTTAATACCTTGCTGAGGGGTATTATTAATTATCGAAGACTCTCCGGACCAGTGGACGGATCCGGGCACTTTGGAGAACTGTATCAAATCAAATAGCGATCTTTTCGAGATCTCAGTTCCATCTTTCATATTTAACAAATCGGTGAAATTCACTTTGCTATTGCCCTCCTTTGGCGATATTGCCGAGCCGAAAAACTAATCGTTAAAAATGCGCACGGTCACCCTGCGCTTGTCCCACAACGCTACCTAAACTCATGGCCCAAAGCCAGCACCCACAGGCCTCCCCATGCCCGCAGAAAACCGATCCAGCAACACCGACCCACGCGATGTGTTCATCAGGCTCAACCCGCTCGGCCTGGGCGAGGCAGACCTGCGCAAGGACAGCACCGGCTTCGAAGACCCACGCACCCACAGCGACTACCTGCTGTTTCTAGCCGGCTATCACGAATCGCAGCCAACCACGACCGACCTTGTCGAAGTGAAGACGGCCAACTTGGTCGGCGAGCAGCTGGCCTGGGCTGTCGGCAAGGCGGAAGGCTTGGACGTTAGGTTGGCGCCACCCGGCTATAACGGGGTGCCTTGGCGGGTATTCGTCCGCTACACCGGCGAGGTGATCGTGCACGATGCTCGCTTCGACCTGTACGAAAACTGGGCGGTGGGCGGCCCGCTGATCGACAAGCACCACGGTAGCGCCCATCACTTCCACGGACTGGCCGAGGACGCCTGCTACAGCGGCGGGCCAGCGGGCGCAGAGGCCTGGAGCTACGGACCTACCGCACTGATCGCCTTCTGCCGCGGGTTCGTCCACTACAAGCTCGGCCATACCGTCCAGGTGCCGAAGGAGCTAATCCAATGCCCAGCATGATCAAGGTTTCAACCTGCGACCTGGCCGGCAAGGCGTTGCTCTGGGCCGTCGAAATGGTTGACGGTCCGATCCCGCAAGCCGCCGGCCAACTGCAACTGCCGCTCGGTGGTCAGGCCATCGACGACGCAACCGGCGAGCACCTGATCCAAAAGCATGCCATGTGGATCGAGCGCGGGTACAGCTGGCCCTGGCTGGCCTGCGTGTCGGGTCACCCTCTCGACCGTCAGCCCGGCGATACCCGGGCAGAAGCTGCAGCCCGTGCTGTGGTGCACCACGCCCGCGGCGAAACAGTCAGCGTACCGCAGGAGCTATGCCCATGAACCTGATCGACTGCTACGTCACGAAGATCCTCGGCGAGCCGTACCGCAAGTTCGGCGCCTGGTGGGTCGACGTCGAATACAACAGCTGGGGCAGCACCAGCACAACACGGCTCATGTTCCGCACCGAGGAAGCCGCCCGCGCGGCGCAGGTCGGGCACCACTTCTTGGCCTGAGGAGGCCCATCATGGTCCGATACAAGACCGTGGAACAGTTCTCTCGCGAATCTGGGTACACACCAGACGCCATAAGGACCAAAATCCGCGACGGCAAATGGCCAAAACACATGGTTTGGCGCAAGGCGCCAGACGGAAGAATCCTAATTGACGTTGAGGGGTATTACTCATGGGTAGAGATGGGGGAGGCGTCAGGCCCGCGTCTTCAAGTAGTATCGAAATCACATTCCAATACCAGGGCGTCCGGTGCCGGGAGCGGGTCCAGCTCAAGCCCACCGCCGCTAACCTGAAAAAGGCGGAGCAGCACAAGTCGGCAATCGAGTACGCCATATCAAATGGAACATTCGATTACGTCGCCACATTCCCGCGATCAAAGCGCGCCGCCCAGTTTGCCAGAGCCAGCTCAAACCAGAATATCGGCGTCTACCTGGACGAATGGCTGGAGCGGAAAACGAAGACCTTCAAATCGAGCACCACGGCCCTATACCGGTCAATCATCAGATCGATACTCAAGCCAATGTTTGGGGATCTGTCGCTCGGAGAGCTCAACAAGAAGGTAATCAAGGATCAGTTGTCCGATTACCAGGTTTCGAACAGTAGGCTGACCACAGTTCAGACCTGCTTTCGGTCGGCGCTCAATGACGCAGTAGAGGACGAAATCATTGAGAGCAACCCGCTTTCGGGATGGGCATACAAGAATCGGGAGGAGATCAAGGAGGAGGATGACGTAGACCCGTTCACCCGGGAGGAGCAGGAGGCGCTGCTCAGGGCGGCGCGGGGGGAGACGTGGGCTCAGCTGCAGTTCGCGTTCTGGACGGGCCTTCGTCCTAGTGAGCTAATCGCGCTGGAGTGGGGGGATATTGATTGGATCGCTGGGGAAATCCGAATAGTTCGGGCCAAGACCAGGGCGGCCAAGGTTCCCGAGTCGACCAAAACCGCATCTAGCAGGAGAACGGTTAAGCTGCTTGGCCCTGCAAGAGAGGCACTGCTCAAGCAAAAGGAACTGACCTTTCTGGCCGGAAAGCATGTGTTCCTGAACACCATCACTGGCGAACCATGGCGACATGCCGGCTACATCTACCGAGTGATTTGGGTTCCCGCAATGAAAAAAGCGGGCGTACGGTGGCGGCGCCCTTACCAGAGCCGACACACATACGCCTCGATGATGCTCAGCGCTGGCGAAAATCCGATGTGGGTTGCTCAGCAAATGGGTCACAAAGACTGGACCATGATCGCCAAGGTTTATGGTCGCTGGATGCCCTCTGCCGACGTGGGAGCCGGAGGGCGCGCAGAGGCTCTTTTTGCAAGTAATGCCAGCGTTATGACAACATCACCTCTAGACCCCGCGTTGTAA